ACTTGATTCGCACTTACGTGCGACGCTTTAGCGCCATATCTTGTTGTGAAGGGAGGGCATTTGTATGTCCCTAATTAGAATTAGAGAAAACAATCCACCTCCTTTGACGGTTACACTTCCATACAGACTTAATTATAGTCCGTATACTAGTATACCGAATTTCTCAACAAGACTGATCCAGCAGTCTGCACATGTCTTTGAAGACATTACAGATACTGGCAATCGTGCATTTAAGCCTTGCTCAAATGTACGATCAGAGACTTCTGTTGTTGGTTACAAGAGTGTTACATGGTCAAACACCATTGGCACTTTTCTACATCCAAACCATTATGGTGAGGTTATAGACGTAACTAGCAACCTAAAAACTGCTGTACTTCCCTTGGATGCTCAGGCCATTGCTTTAGCAAAGGCTCTTGAGGACATCCAACCATCCATCGATCACTATGTGGATAAAGTTAATCTTTATGCTATTGTGCTCGAATTAGCCGAAGTTGCAACCCTCATACCTAGTATTCTTAGAATTTTAAGTAGTTCTGCGAAATTGCTAGATAAAGGGGTTGACGCCTATATTACGCATTCATTTGGCATTATGCCTATGTTTGGTGATATTGAACGTATTGCTGGGATTTTTCGAAATCTTGGCAATGCTATCGACTTATGGAATGGCTTCGCAGCATCAAAGCGTACGATGAATTTTCATCGAACTGTCTATGATGTGAAGGAAGAATCCGAAGTTATAGTATGGTCTCGGGGGCCTGACTCTCGTATGGAACAAGGTGGTTTAGCTAAAGGTATAGTACATTCGAAATCGAAGGTACACCTTTATATTAAACCGCATATGATCTCTGATTCTCAGAGAACTGATGCGTTCCTCAAGTCGTTCGGCCTCGATAAGCCCTTTACGGGCGTTTGGGAGGCTGTGCCTTTTTCTTGGGCGATCGATTACTTCACCAATGTTGGTGATATAATTGAAAGCTTAGATTTTGACATAGCCAACATGTTCACATTCGATTTTATCGATGCGGGCATGTCCGTCCATGACGTAATTTCTTACTCTTACGAGTCAAAACTTACTGATTGGAAAAACACTGCGTATACGCAAAGCAATGATTCTGTTGTTCGTACAACGAATACAGATAGCTATGCACGCGCAACCCTGTCTTCTGGAATTTTCCGAGAAGCATTAGTTAATTCATCTCTATCTTTTGAGTTGAATTTCGACCTGAATACGCGACAAGCTAGTTATCTAGTCTCAGTCGGCCGTATCATAACGCGTAAAGGCTAACAAATGGCAATACAAGACACTGTCACACTAGGAACTGAAGAATTTGCTAAGACTATCGAAAGACCAACTAGCTCTGAAAGAGCTGTTGCTGGCCTCGATGTCGGCAAATACCAGCATCTGACTATCTCTCATGAGACGTCAAAAACTGGGATTCGTTCTAGTGCAATCATCTTAGATGACTTAGATCTTGTTACTGGTGAAGGAAATCCTGTACCAGATAACAATCGTCTATTGCTGAAGCTTCAATTCAACCCTTTCTCGGGTAGAACAGATGCGACAGCTGTCATCGTTGCGCAGAGAGCTCGCCTTGTGGCGATTCTTGCTGACGATGCACTTTGGACAAAGTTCATAAATTCTGAGCATTAATATGCTTATCGTTCCTGAATTTATCCAAATAGAGGCTCCAATACTTACGGAGCCTGAACAGAACTTCGCTTTTTGGTCATCATTTATTGATTTCCTTAATGCGATCTTCATGTTTCTTACTTTCTAACTTCTCTGAAGCGAAAGTGAGTTGAACTCCTAGTGAACCAGTGTTTTATTCTTGTATACGCTTATTATTAGTCTTTGGAAAGGAATTTCTTATGACTTTGAAAAGCCACATCACCCTTTGGATGATGCTCGCAAACACCCTAGGCGTTAACGAAAAGAGTCTCGCTACTTTTACAAAAAGATGTAGCGAAGGCTTACCCTTCTTGCACGTCGTGTTGCCTCAGTTGGCGAAAGATGTTGATCTCTCGCTATCGACTGGACAACTAGTCGTGACAGCACCATTTGGTCTCTACAAAGAGACAAAATTGCCTGTATTTTTGTATGAATTATTCATACAAGCCTACGACACAGATGGTTATGTCAACGACAACCACAAAGCAATTAAGGTACTCCGTCAGTTGCTCTTCCTTTTTTACAAATTTGAAATGCCATTCTCTTCAGAACAGAAGGAATTGGCGTACGCAAAGTTTATCAAGACTGATAGTCTTGTTAAGCAGGATTCATTTCCCGCTTCAATCTTCAGCGTACGATCAAATTTTAGGAAGTTACTGCCCGAAAATCCTTTGGATATAAGGGCCCACCACTCTGGTGGTGCGACGGCTGATCGATTCACTAACTCACAAAAAAGATCTGTACGAAGGTACATACCTTCCCTAATGGGAATGTATAACTTATCATACTTCTTTAATACGCAGCATCATGCTGCTGAGTGGTTCGCTAATAACGAACTAGTGAATGCCGAGCCAAAATCTAAAGTTACTCTTGTCCCTAAGGATAGTCGTGGGCCACGCATAATTTGCATGGAACCTCACGAACGTATGTTCATTCAGAAAGGCCTCATGGCTCTTCTTTATGATCACATCCAATTGGTTAGCCCAGCAAAGGGCTATATCAATTTTACTAACCAGTCTATTAATAGGCGGTTAGCAAGACAAGGGTCAATGGATGGCAGTTATGCCACCATAGATCTTAAAGATGCTTCAGATATGGTGCCGTGGAATCTAGTTAAGAAACTAGCGACCACGGAGTGGTTAG